AAGTGTTCCAGACTTCATTAGATGCGGTGTTACAAGTTATAACAAGGGCAGCATCGAGTTCGATAATGGTAGTCGCATTGTTAGTGCTACAACGACTGAAACTACCGGTCGTGGCATGAGTATCTCACTGCTATATTGCGATGAGTTTGCCTTCGTCAGGCCTACTATTGCCCGTGAATTTTGGACATCTATTAGTCCTACGCTATCAACTGGTGGTAAAGCAATTGTTACTAGTACTCCAAACAGTGATGAAGACCAGTTTGCTACTATTTGGAAAGTTGCTAACCAAAAGTTTGACGATTATGGTAACGAAACTCCTCTAGGTAAAAATGGCTTTGCTCCGATCATGTTCCCGTGGAATAGACATCCTGAACGAGATACAACTTGGGCAGATCAAGAACGTGCAAGTATTGGCATTGATAGATTTAGACGCGAGCATAATTGTGAATTCATTATCTTCGACGAAACACTTATTGCTCCAAGTAAATTAGCAACTATGGAAGGTGTTAATCCAATTGAAAAACAAGGTCAAGTTCGATGGTATGAAAAACCTGTTAAAGGTCATGTTTATGGTGTGGCCCTTGACCCTAGTTTGGGTACTGGCGGCGACCCAGCTGCTATACAAGTATGGAATTTTACTACAATGAAACAAGTTGCTGAATGGCAGCACAATTTAACAGTTATTCAGCGACAAGTTGCTATAATGAGTGAGATATGTAGGTATATCTTAGAAATAACCGAAGACCCTGCAAACTTATACTACAGTGTAGAGAATAACACCATTGGCGAAGCATCGCTCAATGCAATAGCTGATATAGGTGAAGAGATGATTGCTGGTAATTTTCTAAGCGAACCTAGAAACGGCGGCCCAATGAGATACCGCAAAGGATTCAATACCAGTCATCGAAGTAAAATTGCTGCTTGTGCTAAGATGAAACTATGGGTTGAAACAGATAGGATGACGGTTAGAAGTAAAGGTCTGATCAGTGAACTTAAGAACTTTGTTGCAATAGGCAATACTTATAAAGCAAAAATCGGCGAAACAGATGATTTAGTAATGTCAACATTGTTAATCATTAGGATGTCGATGATGCTTAGACAATATGATGCTGATCTAAGTGAAAATTTAACAGATACATTGGACGATGTTATAGAACCAATGCCATTTATGATAGTTTAACTTTCGTGACTCATCGCAGGAAATGGCGGTTCTCCGTGCTCTTTGTAATGTTTATATAATACACGATTGCTTAGTATCTCAACCCATAAATCATTCTTAGGTTTGTTTAATTCCCAAAAATTGAATGTCATATGACTTTGTACTGGACGAATAAAGAATGTTTTTTCTTCGGGAATGATCATAATTTGGCTAGTTGTACGCATTTGTTTTCTATCATGTGCAGTTCGTAATACGTTTAATTGTGGGTTGTCGACATATGTTCCAGCCATGCCGTCAATTATATCCTGCGGCTCTTTTGCTTTATTGACTATTGATTGAGCAATTTTACGTCGACTTTCACTTGAAATTCGACTAGCAGTTTGATTATTATCAATTCCACGTTGATACCCTGCCCAATCTACCCATATGCCGTGATTAGTTCTTGTTATAGTTTTATCTTTAGGTATTTCATGAATTATATATTCATAATCTTCTGCGGCATATCCACCTGGCTTCCAAGCACCTTCTAGTAGATAACAGGTATCGCGATCAAATATAAGTGTATTGCCAGTTAGTTTTTGTTTTATTAAACTCATCGCTGCGGCTTTAACATTAGGATAAGCAAGTGCTCGTTTAATCTTAATTCCATCTTTACTTGGTTTCTTAGATCTTTTGGTAATTTCTTTTTCGTCATCCATTACCATGAGACTAGCACTTAAAATAGCAACACTGCCGCTATTAAATCCTTCGCTATACTGTGTAATATCATCCCAGAATAGCATAACTTCTACACCATCTTTCTGTATTCTTTTAAAACTAATCTCAGGAATGTAATTACGGTCACGGTTTTTAACCCCAACCCACCCTATACCTTCGAAATATTTGGCTGCTACAACACACATGAAGTATTTATAGATTCAATAATAAAACTAAATACAGTATGGCAGGCATTGAACAAGCAGCAAACGACTTATTTTTTAAGTTAAGAAATCGTTTCCCCCGTATAACAATGGGGGATGAGGACAGCAACGCGACAACTAATCCACCTGATGCAAGATTCTTTAATTTTGATTACGAAGAGAATGAAATCAAATTTGGAAATGTAACAGCAAGTTTAGTAGACAGCGAGAACCTTAAAGTTTACTTCAGTCAAGATATTAGCAAATATATGGACCGAGAGGAAAAGCAAGGTTGGTATAAATTTCTTAAAGAATTAAGACGATTTGCTAAAAGTCATTTGCTAGGATTAGATGTCAGAGACATCACCAAAGATATACTTACTCATGAGGATTTGAAATTCGTGTCAAACCAAAACAAAGAAAAGTCCCGTAAATCTCAGATTGGCGAAAGCAAGATATTATGGGCACGTCGTGGCAAGGTAAGCGAAGGCAACCTTAACAATGTAAAGATTCATGTTGTACACAGCGAACGTATGATTGAAAATACAAATAATAGATTATTAAAAGTTGATAGAATTTTCCTTGTCAATGAATCGGGGGAGAAGTTCCTATTACCATTTAATAGTCTCATGGCTGCTAAAGCAATGGCAAACCATGTTGGCAGAGGTGGAACACCATATGACAGCAATGGCAGACTTATTAGTGATGCAGTGATGGAAATGTCAAATCTTCGTCGTTTTGCTAGTGCTACACGTCGCAAGACTTTTGAAAGCGAAGACGCTGTTCATGTAATCGAAGCAGCAGCAGCAATTAAAGAAAGTTTAAAGCGTGGTTTGTTCCGTTTAGCAAACAATAGCCGATTCGATGAGAATCTTGAAGATTTAAGTAAAATATTGGCAGAACAAGATGACATTGACGACATTAAGCCAATGTTTGTTCAACAGGTTTACAATGAAAATTTAGATAATTGGATCAACAGCGCCGCTAAGGCCTACAAACAATATAAGGGAAATATTATGGAAGCTCTAAGAGAATCGGCCGGCGCAGTGTCATCAAAATTAAAAGATCCCGATTTTAAACTAGTATTAAAAGATGATCCTTCAGAAGATAGACTAATTGCTAGTAGCAAGTATACTGATGGTCGTGCTTTACTACGTCGAATTTTAGGAACTATATCAGATCGTATTGGCATGGAAGATAGCGAAATTGCAAATTGGGCAAGCCAAATCGGTCAAGATATAGAAGAAGGCAAGGCATCAAGAGAAGACATGCAAATTGCTCTTCAGTTGGCAAAGCGTTATCAAGATGATCTTAAGAAAATACACGATGATAAGTCATACTCAAAAGAAGTTCGTGTTGCTGCATTTGGCAAGAAAAAAGATCTTTATGGCAAAGTAAAAGATGAATCTATGGAATTTGAAAATTATGTTAATGGCATTGGTGAAGAAGAAATGCTTGTTAATGACAAAACTGACGAATGTGGAATGGAAGTAGATGATATGAGTGATGGAAGCATGAGCCCAATGAGTAATATGCATCAGCCAAACGGCCAAGACGGCAAAGTAAATGTAAGTACAAATTCAAGCAGCGATGGGCATAAGTCTATTAATGTATCAGCAGACGGAAAAGCAGCAACTGAATTGGCTCAAATTTTGAAGATGGCAGGGTTAGGCCCAGTAGTTGGCGGTAATGATGCAGGTCATGGCGAAATAGAAATTTCACAACAAAGTATGGAAGATGAATCAATTGAAGAAGGTCCAACATCATCACCTATGGATAGAGTACAGCAGCGTGTGGCAAGTAGAGATACAGGCAATACAGCAATTGAAAGAGTAAGTGAAAGAGTATCATCACGTAGTCCTATTGAAAAAGTCAGCGAAAGAGTTGCTGCTAGAACTTCAAAAGAACCTGTTGCTGAAGAAGGCGATGAAGATAATGGCTTGCCAAACAAAAGCAAGTGGGAATATGATAAAGAAGGCGATATGGCAAAAGATCAAATCCATTCAATCGTTAGACATGCAGAAGAACTTGAACATTCCTTAGGGGATGATGAAAATCTTCCTGAATGGGTGCAGGAAAAGATGGCTCAGATTAAAGGCATGATGACTAGTGTAAGTGATTATATGTTGACACAGCATGAACGTGGTGCAGAAGATCGCACAGGCAAAGAAGGTATTCATGGCGATGACATGGAAGAAGGCAATGAATTTTCAGGTGCATTAGCAAAGGCAAAAGCATCTCATCAGGATAAATTTGAAGTTGATGGTAAAGAATATCCTGTTAAAGAAGGTATTGATGTAAATACAATCAATGATAGTTTGGCTCTTATGAAAAAATTAGCAGGATTAAGATAAGGAATTATAAAATGAGCGATACATTAAACTTAATGAGAAAACTGGCTGGATTAGAAACTTCAGAAATTACCGAAGCTAGTATGGATCCCGAACAGATGCGTAAGATTGTAGCCATGGCTCGTCAAATTCAAGATGACGCTGAATATATTGCATCATCTGTGTCAGCAGGTAAACCTATCAATCCAAATTTAGTTAAGCAGATTGAAGGCAATCTAATGGCAATTAAACAATCAATGTAAACTTAATATAGACTTACTCAAAATAATACATTAAATTAGCAACATGCCTGATAAACATGTTGCTTTTTTATTGACTCTAGATAGGCGATCATGTATAAATAACTATGACGTTGAGAGTAGTTGCTCTCAACGGTCAGGCAACATAAAGGAAAATTAAAATGGCAAGTTTGGCAGAAATTAGGGCAAAGTTAGCAGAGATGGAAAACCGCAGTAGTGGTAATTCCAATAGCGGAAGAGATAATAGTGTTTATGCACACTGGAATATTCCAGAAGGCACAACAGCAAGAATCCGCTTTCTCCCCGACGGGGACAATTCAAACATGTTTTTCTGGGTAGAGCGGGCAATGATCCGACTCCCATTTGCTGGCATCAAGGGGCAGCCTGGCAGCAAGCCAGTTATCGTACAGGTTCCATGCATGGAAATGTATAACGAAACATGTCCCGTTCTTACAGAAGTACGCACATGGTTTAAGGACAAGAGCCTTGAAGACATGGGTCGCAAGTATTGGAAGAAGCGTGGATATATCTTCCAGGGATTTGTTCGTGAATCACCCATGAGTGAGGACAGTGTTCCTGAGAATCCAATTCGCAGGTTTGTGGTGTCCCCCAGCATCTATCCTGTGATTACCGCAGTGTTGAAGGACACTGAGGTTGAAGAGATGCCTACTGATTATGATCGTGGCTTGGATTTCTCCATTACCAAGACCACGAAAGGTCAGTATGCAGACTACAGCACTAGCAAGTGGGCTCGTAAAGAGTCTGCATTGACAGCCGCTGAACGTGCAGCAATCGACACATATGGTTTGTTTAACCTCAAGGACTTCCTTCCAAAGAAGCCTGGAGATACTGAACTCAAGATCATTAAAGAGATGTTTGAAGCATCCGTTGACGGTCAGACTTATGATCAGGACCGTTGGGGTCAGTACTACAAGCCGGCAGGACTCACAAATAATCCCGATGCGGATGATGTTCCTGCGCCGACACCTGCTGCTCGTCCAGCACCTGTTGCAGCCGCTCCTAAGGTGGAGACTGCTCCGTGGGAGGATAACGAACCTGCTGCTAGTGCGCCTGTTGTAACAGAAGCGCCTAAGGCGAATCCACGTGCAGAAGAAATTCTTGCAATGATTCGC